AAGCGAAAGAAAAGATGAAGAAATCGTTCAGTAAATCGTCCTGACACGGATGTGTCGAGGTTGCCCGTGTAGGAACATCGATAACAGTTACACAATGTTAAAATAGCAATATGTCCACGATGAGCAGGCGCAACACCTGTCTGCCGCAGTATTTTTACTTTATAAGACATCTCTATGGACGACGGTAAGGTTCGATTTTGAACTTTGCCGTTTTTCTTTTTATTTAAAATTATAAATTTTTTCAAAACTGTATTCCAAAACGCCCCTGTGGATTCCTATTAGTATAGGGGCTTTCAAAATTTTTGTAAAACAGCTTTCCTCTAGTTTTATGAGTGGAAAATAAACAAAATCTATGTTCTAAAATTAGGTAATTCAACAAAATTTAAAAAACTGGTTGCCATAAATCCATTTTAGATTGTTATAGGTAGAGGGGAACGTTGGAAAAATGAATTTTCTTTGAACTTTCAAAAGACCCGGTTTAAAAACATCCCTTAAAGTTTGTATAGGGTATAGGAAGTGTTTTCAAAAGTAAGCCAATTCACTACGGTATCACTGATGAAATTCCCCGATTCCTTACAAAGTCACATCGCACCTTGAAAATCGCATGAGCCACCCCAGCAGGATACCTCCGGTACTGAATGTGCATTCTGCCGTCTTACCAGAAAAAACGTCGGAGAGAATCGGGCAGGAACGGGCTGGGACAGAGTGGACGGTAGTTAAGAGCAAGATTCGCCTTTGTATACGAAACCGCTCCTACGGGCGATTTTTCTACGGCGGCATCTTGATGGGGATTGTGCTCCCCATACCCTCACATCGTGCAAAATCACATGATTTTGCCTGTTGGTGGCCTGTCGCAGCAGGTCACAGCCGGAG